ATCCACCGCGGCCACATCCATCGCAATCCGGTTATAAACCGATGTCACAATGGATCGTTCGTTGCCCCTTGAAAACCGCATCCTGTCCGGTCGGAAAGAATATCCGATGCCAATGTCCCGGTAACTCCTTGTAGGGTCTTTATTAAAGAAAGCATTCCAGGCATGTTTCAGCCTGGCTCCCATCGAAATCTCCATTTTGAATTTTCCTCCAATAAAAAAAAAGAACTGCTTTCGCAATTCCTAATCAAATGCCTCTCTGTTTAGCTTATAAGCTACAAACGCATCCATCATCGCGGCAACAGCATCAATTTTGGCATCGTACCGTTTTTTAAGCAGCTTTCTGTTTCCGTTCGTGTCTTCCATAACAATACAGTTCCCCATTGCAAATGTCATAAGTTCTTCATCAAACAGAAGCATTCTTTCTTCGGAAAGCTTCTTCAGCTCACCTAACGGTACCGATTCCGTTTTAGCTCCCTGGATCACCTTTTCTATACCAAAAGGACCGTTCTCGGATTCCCATCTCGCAACGAAATCTTTCGCATTATATGGGTCATAGCCGAAACAACGTACATCATAGTCGCACTGAGCGATATAGTTATCCAAATCCTCATAGACTTCCATCATGTCCAGTACAGTGCCAGGCATAACAATCAGACTGCCCTCTGCTATGAATTGGTCATACTTCATGCGTATTGCAGCCGGAAGTTTCTTCAAAGTCAGCTCTGTGATGTAATTGCGGGTCTTAACTCCGAAAGAGCCGTTTGATAAAGGAAAAAGAAAAGTGAAAGAACAGAAATCATCCCCCTGGGATAAATCCCCTCCAAGAGAACACGGCAGCTGCCAATAATCCCGCTTTTTATGCGGTAGCGTTTCCTCATAAGTAAAGTAATACGTGTATCCTTCCATCGGTATGCCGAACCGCTTTGCCAGAATATCGTTCCTGGCTGCCGGTGCTTTTTCGGCTCTTTCCACATCCAGCTGATAGGTCTCATAGCTTACCGTTTTTCCGATGTTTGGATTAGCTTTTATCCACATTGCCGGATTAGCCACTTCGTCTATGGAATCCAGCCTGTAATACCAGATGGACACATGGGGATTGATGTAATCCCCTTTCAGGATGTCCAGCAATTCCATCTTAATCGTGTCGCCGCTTCCGTTTCGCACTGTACCTTCAGAGCTGATTGCGACAATCAAGTAATCATCCAGTTTCGATGCACCCTGCTCGATTGCACCAACCACGTCTTCGCGTATATCCCCGGAAAGCCATTCATCCACCGTCGATACCTTTGGCCTTAACCCCTGAAGCTTGTTAATACTCATAGGGCGGACTTCCAAAAGGGAACCTGTCAGGAAATTCTCAATTCCTTTTTTCGTGGATGCCAGCTTTACCCGGTTTGCTTTAGAACCGGTCGTATTTTGAAGAGAGCCGTCTGTCAGGAACCGGAAGAATGGTCCCCTGGATCTGGTAATGGCAGTCCGAATAGGCGACATGACTTCATCAGCCTGCTTCATCGTAGGAGCAGTGGTAATCTGATGGGTTGTTGATGTATCCACATTCAGGAAATAGTTCTGGATGCAGGAAGCATACATAGATTTAGCTGCTCCTCTGGCTACAATCAGATACTGCTTGTTAATGAGCCGCCGCTTCACGTTCTTACGCACATAGCGTCCGCCATGACCGTCTGGATTTGGAACGTATACGCTTCGCTCGACAAAGTAATACCAACCAAATATCTGCTCTGCCCAAAGCTTGAAAGTATCGAGTAGCCTCAGATCAGCACCATCCGTCAATGTCAGCTCTTCCTCGCAGTAAGCGATAAACCCGTCAATAGCTTTGTCGTCATACCAAACGCCCGGATTTGCAATCAAGTCATCAATCCGGTGCATCTCCATCTCTATTTCCCGACATATAGGAATTTCTCCCCGGATTACGGCATCTCGAAACTGGCCGTAATACTTCGGTGTGGCCGTGTTCGACAATGCCATGCTCTATTCTCCTCTCTCCTTTATAGTCCCAGTGCTTTTCTGCCGACCAGCACCATCTGCGAAAATCTCTGTTCGCTTGTTTTAGTGCGGTAAACATCTTTAGGAACGACAGACTCCATGTCAAATACAATTACCGGGGATTTCGCTTTGAATCCTCCATATATTGCGTCATTCGTATCAAGAACCGCCCCATACCCTGCCTGTTTACAAGCGTTGAAGAACTTCGTCCTCTGTGTGTAGGCATCTTTACCCTTACGTGTATCTCCCTGGCCGTCGTAAGGGATAACATAATTAAACATCCTGTACACTTTCTGCAGTTCATCAGCGGTCGGAACATAATTGTCGTTCTTCATCCGTTTCAAGACATCTCTGGCTTCCCGGTATCCCTTGAACTTGTACTTGTCACTTACGAAATAACTTTGCATCCGTGCATCATCCGTAACGAAATTGTAAAAATCCCGATCTTTCTTATACAAACTCCTGAAAACTTCCGCTCCGGAATCTTCGCTTGCGACTTTTATGTTCTGCTTAAGGGAATTGTCTATCCGATACTTCAGAAATGTCCCTGTTCCGAGGCTGTTTCCGTTTTCGTCGTATATTGTCTGTGGCACCTTTCGGTTAAACAGGGCATTGTACTGATGCTTGTCCAGTACATTATGGGTAGCGTAAAACATATCAGTGTTTTTTGTCCGGTCACGGTCATACGATAATGTGCTAAGCGTCGTTTTGTCTGCTCTCAGAACCTCGTCGAAATGCTTCTTGTTGTAAATGCTGTTTGGCTGCTTTCTTTTCTTATAAATAGCTTTCCTTTCCGCCTGCGAATAATCCCCGCCGCCAAGCGGGTAAGGAGGGCCATTCCGTTTTCCCCATCTCTGCCCAAGGATACCGTGATGCCGTAAGTCACTCT